TCTGTGTCCGACGGATCCACAGGTGCAACTCTTGCATCAAGAATTATAATTTTAGGAGCAGAATCTGCTCAAACCATTACAGGAAATAAAATAGTTACAATACCTCTTGATGTAGAAAACTGGTATTTCATTAAAAATAATACAAGCGCAGATTATACAACTCAATTTAAATATGTTAGTGGATCAGGTGGAAGTGTTACTTGGGCAGTTGGTGATGCAGGCTGGAAAGCTATTTATGCAAGCGCTAATGATGGTACTAACCCTGACATTGTTGATATTGGAATGGGTAACGTTACAACTACTGGCACACAAACTTTAACAAACAAAACTTTAACTTCACCAAAAATTGGTACTTCTATTTTAGATACTAGTGGAAACGAATTATTTTTATTAACAGCAACAGGATCAGCAGTTAATGAATTGACTTATGCTAACGCAGCAACTGGTAACGGTCCAACTTTTACCGCTTCTGGTGAAACAAACGTTGATATAAATTTAAATCCCAAAGGATCAGGAGTTCTTAAGTCAGGAACTGCGGCAGTTAAAATTGCAGGTACGGAAACAATTTGGATTCCATCATCGGCGATGTATGGTTCAGAAACAAATGGTGCTGATGCACAACAAGTTGAAACAACAGCAACAAGACCTGATCTGAAAGTATTAGATTTTGATGCAGGTACAGCTGAATATGCACAGTTTGCTATTGCAATGCCTAAATCATGGAATTTAGGTACAGTAACATATCAAGTTTTTTGGAGTCCAAGTAATACGAATACGGATAACTGTATTTTTGGTCTTCAAGGTTTAGCTACTACTGAAGGCGATACGGCCGATGCGGTTTTTGGAACAGCTGTAGAAGTTACAGACGCTGGAATCGGAACAGTAGAAGACGTACAAATGACTGCAGTTAGTTCTGCAATGACACTTGCTGGATCCCCAGCTGATGATGATTATTGCTTTTTTCAATTATATAGAGATGCGGCCGATGGTAGTGATACTTTTACTGGCGATGCGCGAGTATTAGGGATTAAATTATTTTATACTACTGACGCTGCTAACGACGCATAAGGAGAATAAAATAGAATATGTCTTTTGGCTATAATATCCTAGGATTTGGTTCTGGTGGTTCAGCGCCTATGGCTGCTACAGGTGGAACTATAACATCATCAGGCGGTTATCAAATTCATACTTTTAATGCAAGCGGACAATTTACAGTTACTTCACTTGGCGCTGGTCTTGTAGAATATTTAACCGTTGCTGGAGGCGGTGGCGGAGGAGATGCAGGGCCATCAGGAGGTGGCGGCGGAGCAGGAGGTCACGTAGAAGGTTCTCAAACTTTAACTGCTGCAACAGCTTATGCTGTAACTGTTGGTAATGGTGCTTCTGGTTCTGGAGGTAACAACCAAAACAAAGGCGGTAACGGCGGTCAATCAATTTTCGCAGGTAATACAACTGTCACAGGAGTTGGTGGCGGTGGCGGTGCAGGTACAAACGCAGCTGCAGGTCAAGGAGGCTCTGGAGGTGGTCAAACATCTGCTGGAGGAAAAGGTAACTCAACTCAAACATCACCCGCTGGAGGTACTGGATATGGTAACTCAGGTGGAACTGGTTCAGACTCAAACGCTGGAGGCGGCGGAGGAGCAGGTGGAGCAGGTTCCCATAATGGAGGCAGTGGTAGAGCAAGCTCTATAACTGGTGCTTCTGTAAATTACGCTGGAGGCGGCGGAGGAGCTGCTTGGGGCGGAGCAGGCGGAACAGGCGGTAGTAGCGTTGGTGGCACTGGTGGTCAAAACTTAGGTGGTGCAGGCGGTAATGGAACAGCTAATCGAGGCGGCGGAGGCGGCGGAGGCTGTGACGCCGGCGGAGGATCAGGTGGTAGTGGTGTAGTAATCATAAGGTTCTTGGTATAATATGGCGAATTTAGCTAAAATTGTAGATAATAAAGTAGTTAATACAGCACTCTTTTCTGATGAAGATTACGCTCAAGGTATTGATCATTGTAAAGCTATTATTATGGATACTGAATCAACATGGGTAGAATGTGGTGATGCAAGTGAAGGAGATACATATGTTCCAGAAGCAAATGCTTTTTATCCAGATAAACCTTTTCCTTCTTGGACTTTAGATGAAAACTACAAATGGCAAGCACCAGTAGCAAAACCCTCTTCATCTGCGACAGCATTGGGCATTAATTGGGATGAATCAAATTTAAGGTGGCAATCAGCAACTGATGACCAACAAACTACTTTTAATCAATATTGGGATCCTAATACTTCTACTTGGGTTGCAATTTAACAATAAGAATACCAACCAGTAACTATATATTTTTCATGTGTCTTAGAGACAATACCTCTATGCGTATGTGTCCAATCAGCAGGCCACATTAAAGTTAAACCTTTTTTCGCCTCTGTTTTAATCTTTTGATAATAAAACTCTGTACCACCTTTAGGTACATCATTTAAATAAGTCATAAATACTAAAAGTCTTTTTGTAGTAGCTAGACTATGTCTTTCACTATGCCATTTTTTAAATCCACCACCAGGTTTATAATATTGAATGTTTGTAGTTTCTACTGTATTAGAAAATAAAGAACCTTCTTTAACAAAAGTATATCTATTCATATATTTATTTAAAACTTTTTGGGAAGCTTCACTATATCTATTAAATAGATCTTGATTCATATTAAGACTTATATCTAAACTATCTTTTGAATTAAGGTCTTTATATATTCTAGCATCTGTGCCTACATTTCCAGGAGTCGCTCTATGTTTAAAATCATTGAAAAATTTAATAATATCATCACATAGTTTAGTTTCTATGTAACCATACTCCATAAAACTTTCATAAGGTAGATTATATTTAGGCATTATTTTTTAATATAGTTAACATTTAAAACTAATCTTCTATAATTATCTGTACAAGTTGCACCTGTATGTTTGATACCATTATCAAACTCAACAAAAGTATTTCTAACGCTTTTTACAACTTCACCAGTTTCAAATTTAGTATAACCATTATTAGTATTTAAATATAATAATCCTGTAGTTATATTTTTATCTTTTTCAGGAAAATCTATATGCATACCATTTTCTGTGTTTTTATGAGTTTTAGGATTTAAATTTAATTTTAATTTTAATAAAATAAACCAATCAACTTTTTCAAATAAAGGTTTAAATAAATTAAAATATTGAGAATTAGTATTTCCCCATTTGTATAAAACGTGAGTTAATTGAAAGTTATATTCTTTATTTATATCATTTCTATACTTTGAAAGAACAGTATTAAAAAACCAAGGGAAGTCTGGAGAAGCTACGACATTATAAATATTATCCATATCTTCTTTTTTTAAAAAATTTTTAGTTACTTTTATCATAAAGTTTGTTTTAACCAACAAAACCAACTACTAGAAACAAAACAGTCTGTGTCATTAAATAGACTTATTTCTTTTAAATCTGTATAGTTTTTGTTTAAAATATCTTTTTTAAATATGTCAAATCTTCCCGAAGGTTTTAGTTGTCTGCCTTTCTCCCAAAAAATACCTTTTCTTTTAGAAACTAAATAATGCATACTTACAAAATCAACACTATTTTCATAAAACATTTTCATATGTTCATTGTAATAGTTTTGATCATCGTGATTAAAAGAATGTTTGTAGATTCTTTTACATAAAGCATATACACCTTCCATAGCTAACATTAGTCCTGTGCTTTCTAATGGTTCAATAAAACCTGCCGCTAGTCCAACAGACACAACATTCTTGTTCCACATTTTTTTATCATAGTAAGGTGTCCAATCTATTGTTTTTAAATTTTCTTTTTTAATTCTATTGTCCCAATGTTTTACAAAAAAATCTTTTGCATCTTCTATATCTGTTATTTGTCTATTGAATATAAAACCAGAACCAATACGCGAAGCAACAGGGATAGACCATACCCAACCTTCATCTACAGCTTCACATCTTGTATAAGGCACTTTTTCTTTCTTAACATTTTTATATTCAATTTGACCAGCAACAGCTGTGTCACAAATTAATCTGTCTCTTAACATTATTTTTTCCGTTCTATCTTTTAAGATAGAATTAAAACCAGTGCAGTCGATATATAGATCTGCTTTTATCTTTTGTTTATCTTTTAGTATTAAGTGTTCTACTCCACTATCATTGTGAACAACTTTACTTACATCTATTTTTTTAAATTTAACTTTGTCTTTTAATTTTTTCTGTATAAATAAAGCTAACTTTCCACAATTAACATGATAAGCTACTCTAGATAAATCGTTGAATCTAGTTAACATAGCTTTATAATTTGTGCAAGTATTTTGATCGTTGAAGAAAGGATGATAAACATTTTTATTTTTATCTATCCAGTTTACAAACTCTATTCCTAACTTTTCTGTTGCATCCATTTCAGGAAACCATTCTTCTTTTAGGAAACCACAACTAGATAAGAAAGGAGCAAAGCTTAGAACAGTTGCTTCACCAACTCCAACAGGTGTTCCGATCTCTTTATCAATAATAGTTATATTTAAATTTTTAAAATTCCAACTTAAATAAGCTGCAGCTAACCAACCTGATGAGCCGCCTCCTACAATTACAATATCTTTAATTTTTTTCATAATAATTAAAATTTATAACAATCCTTCTATCTATTTTATTATTTAAATAAGCACAGTGTTGAATGTTGCAATCAAACACAACCATTCTATTTGCTTTAGCTTTTACAAACTTTTCTTTACCTTTTATTTTAAAGTAAGTTCCAGATGTGTCTGTGTTAAAATAAAAAACAGCTGTTTTATGATTTTTGTAAGTGGTGTCTGTATGCCATACAGTTTTAAAATCTTTATTTGTTTTAAAAGATAAATTACATCTAATTTGTATAATTGAACTTATATTAAGTCTTTCAATAAATTCAGGAATTAAGTGAAACAAATCAGAATCTGGCTTATAATTATTATAAAAACAATGAGAAAACCAATTAATATCTTTTTTCTTACCGTCAACAGTACCTTGTTTTAAAAACCAAGGAACACCATCACTAAACATAACCTCTTTTAAGTGATTGTATTTATCTTTATCTAAAAAATTATCTATTACCTTCATTAAACTTTTTCGATTGCATACTCCAATTAAATACTAAATTTTTTCTTCTTTTTTTAACAGGACTCACCCAATGATATAAAAAACCATCTATTGTTACTACTTTACCTCTAAAGGTTTCTATGTCTCCTATATCTGTTTGTATAGGTGCCACATTATCAAAATATATAATTGTGCTGTAGTAACCGTCTCTATGATGATGTCTTTCTACAGAATCACCTTTTTCTAATATATTTCCCCAAGATTCTTTTACAGTTAAAAGATTCTCTAGGTCACCTCTTAAAGGTTTGTGTTTTATAATGGTTGGATAGAAGACATGATTAATAAAACTTTTAAATTCAGGATCTTTATTAAATAATTGCCATTCAGTCATCTTACCTTTAACATTAGTAACATAATCCATAGGCCCTACATTATTTTCAATTTTATTTTCAAAATATTTTAAAGCATCCTCATCATTATAGGTAAACTCATGAATTTTAGTCAGGGTAGGATAGACGACCTCCCTTAAGGTATATGCAAAATCTTTCATCATTTCTTGTGATTACGTATATCACTCTACATTATATAAATCAACAGGTTCTAGTGCTTGATCTCCTAGTTAGAATGGAGTATATTTTCCGACATAATCAAATTGAGTTTTCTCTAAAACGCTATATAATGGGAGTTTATGTTACAGAAACTATTTTTTCAACCTGGTATTAATAAGCAAATCACACCGACTGCAGCTGAAAGTCAGTGGGTTGGTGGAGATAATGTACGGTTTAGATATGGTGTTCCTGAGAAAATTGGCGGCTGGGATCAACTAGGGGCTAATAAACTTACTGGCGCTGTGAGAGCTGTGCATCATTTCTTAGATAGTAATGGTGTTAAGTACGCTGCTCTAGGATCTAACAAAATTTTATACGCATATTCTGGCGGACCTTACTATGACATCCACCCCATTAAAACTACCTTTACTGAAACCAGTTGTTTTTCTACAAGCTCGTCATCTGCCACTGTGACAATAACTTTTTCTACTGGTCATGGTATGCAACCTGGTGACATTATTAGAACCAGTAGCGTAACGATAAGTGGATCTACATTTTCATCTTCAGATTTTGATGACCAAAGATTTGAAGTAATTACAGTTCCAACTCCTACCACGATTACTATAACAATGGGAGAGACTGAACAGTCTGGTCCAATAACAACTTCAGGAAGTGCAACGATTCAATACTATGAACCGGTAGGTCCTTCTCAACAAGTTAGTGGACGAGGTTTTGGAACAGGATTATATGGTGGAACAGTTTCTGGTCCGGCGACCACGACTCTTTCTGCTGGAATCAATGCAGCTGTAACCGATATTCCTTTAACAAGTTCCGCTTCTTTTCCAACTTCTGGAGAACTTAGAGTAGATTCAGAAGACATAAGTTTTGCGGCCAATGATACTTCTACAAATATTGTCAGTGGAGGAGCTAGAGAAATTAATGGTACAACAGCCGCAACCCACAGTGGAGGAGCCACGGTTACTAATATTTCTGGTTACATGGCTTGGGGTGAAGCTTCAAGTGAGGACTTTATTATTGATCCAGGTTTATGGGTTTTTGATAACTACGGAACAAAATTAATAGCTTTAATTTATAATGGTAAATGTTTTGAGTGGGATGCAGATGCAGTTAATGCCACTGGAACACGAGCCACGGTTATTTCAGGAGCTCCTACAGCTTCAAGACACATGATTGTATCTACACCGGATAGACACTTAGTGTTCTTCGGAACTGAAACCACGATTGGAGATACAGATACACAAGATGATATGTTCATTAGGTTCTCGGACCAAGAAGACATCAACACGTACGCACCTAAAGCAACCAATACTGCTGGTACACAGAGACTGACTGGCGGATCACGGATCATGGGAGCAAAGCGTGGTCGAGATGCTATTTATATATGGACAGATACAGCCTTATTTTTAATGAGATTTGTAGGTCAGCCTTTTACTTTTACCTTCTCACAGGTAGGAACTAACTGTGGTTTAATTGGTAAGAATGCAAATATTGAGGTTGATGGTAACGCCTATTGGATGTCAGAGAATGGCTTCTTTAGATATACCGGTAAACTTGAATCCTTATTATGTTTAGTTGAAGACTATGTTTATGAAGATATTAACACCAATGCTAGAGATTTAATTAATGCTGGTCTTAATAATCTATTTGGTGAAGTATCTTGGTTCTATGGAACTAGTTCTTCAGACTCTATTAACAGAATAGTGACTTATAATTATCTAGAATCTTCCCCTCAACGTCCAGTATGGACAGTGGGAACTCTTCCTAGAACTGCTTGGTCTGACTCAGCTGTATTTGATAAGCCTCATGCATGTTATTACGGAGCATCTGATGATGCATCTTATGATGTACAAGGAAATACCGATGGTAGCACTATTTATTATGAGCAAGAAACAGGAACCGATCAAGTAGTCTCCGGAGGAACAGTCACTGCTGTTCTAGCTAATATTGAATCAGGAGATTTTGATATTACTCAAGATGCCAAAGAAGGTATAACGTTTAGAGGAGATGGAGAATACTTAATGAAAATAAGAAGATTTATTCCTGACTTTGTTTCTCAAACAGGAAATACTCAAGTGACATTAAACTTAAAAGACTACTCTAATAGTAGTCAAGCAAGTTCTCCTTTAGGACCCTTTACCGTAACAACTTCTACAACTAAAGTAGATACTAGAGCACGAGCAAGATCGGTAGCATTGAAGATAGAGAATACAGGATCCGCACAAAATTGGAAACTAGGAACATTTAGATTAGATGTTCAAGCGGACGGAAGAAGATAATGGCAAAGATAGTACAAACACTTACAAGAGCAAGCGCAGAATATGACGAAGTTGTATTCCAGTCTTTGG